ACTGAGATACTACCCACCGTAGTACCGTCTTTGCGAAACTCCTGAACAGCCCCGTTTGAGCCAGTTCTATTTAAATAAAGAGATACATCACTAGCAGTTTGGACTACAATTTGATGCTGAGACGAACTTAAACTAATACCTGTATTGCCAGTACCTCCTAGCCCCGATATTGTAGTAGTACCAACAAGCACGTTGCCAGTAGCATCTATAGTCATAGCAGTATTCGTAATGCCTGAGCCATAGCTATTCGATGTGCCAAACTGTAGCTTACTACCACCTCCCGTGGTTAATGCAGCAATTCTAGCCGTAGGGTTAGTTTGGCTATTACCTTTAAAATCAATACCACTGTAGTCTGTTGCCGCTGTTGAGCCGCTGACAACTACGCCTAACTCAGAAGTACCCGTGAATGAGGTAATGCTCGCTGGGCCAGATACTTCTAGTTTGGCTGTAGGTGCCGAGGTTCCTATGCCTACGAGTCCAGCGGTATCAATAGTCATAGCAGTAGTCCACGCTACTGTAGGGTCTGCATCGAAAGCTACTTGAGTAACTGTAGGTGATACCTTAAAGTTAATGTCTCCTGCGTTACTCATGGCCATTTGCTGCTTAGGCCACCTAGTAGAACTTGACCATACACCATCAGCACTTAGATAGGCATTATTAGTTAGCTCTGTATCCGTATCATTGCTACGACCCGTAAGTGCTGCGTAATTTCCTACCTGTAAAGCAAACCTATCGTTAACTCCGTCATACCATGCGTGGGGGGTGGCACCAATACCTACGTTTCCAGTAGTCACTATCGTACCAGTGTTTACTTGACCTGATAGGTGTGCGTCTTTAAATCTTACTGACGAGATGCCTAAATCAGTGGTGTTATCGCTAGTGCCGTTAGTTGTTGCGTTCCACGGGTAAATTGCATTATTAGTTGCGTCGAAGTTAAGTGCCGAATCACCACTACCAATATAAAACCTCCCTGAATTAGCTACACCAATACTACCCACCTTAGCAGTATCTTTATAAACCTCAATAATGTCGCCATCATCAATTAACCTACGAACTTGCAATGGGTGAGCGCCTGATCTGGTAAGCACACCATAACCTTCTGGGCGAAGCTCACAACCTGCCGTCACTCCTGTAGAAGCAGTCTTACCAAAAAGCGCGTTACCAGCACTGTCTATGCGCATGCGTTCTGTGCCAGTAGTAGATAATGCAATCACGTTAGAAGCTGGTCGCCATAAGCCAGAGTCAGCATCCCCATTAAAAATTAAAGAAGGTGAGGCTGCGGAGCCTGTAGAGTCTATACTTACATTAGTTGTACCAGCGCGTAGAACAGTACCTACACCACCTGACTGAACTTCTAAGGGGTATGATGGTGAGTCGGTACCAATACCCAAACCATCAGCCGTTACAGTGCTAGCATTGACATCGCCATTACCTTTAACAGTAAACTTATCAGCACCGCCAGCTTTCATCTTCATGAAATAGCCACCAGTAGTAGCGCCAGTAGCTGCATGAGTTACATTGATAATACCATCGTCAGACTCAAAGTTAGTTCCGCTGGTGTTAATGTTTAAACCAACACTACTGTTAGTTGCACCAGAAGTATTAACTATTAATTTGTCACTAGAAGTTACAGTGCCAGTTACGTCTACGCCTGTGGCTGTGGTGGCTAGTTTAGGACTTCCATCGTAATACACCTTCACACTACCATCATCATTACATTCTAATGCTTTCTCACCTGTTTTTGGTCGAATCTGAACATCACCTGTAGTAGACTCGATAATTAAAGTGTTACTAATGGCTCTTATATGGCTAGTGCCACCATCATGGTAAATCTCTAAGTCACCACTAGTACCAAAAGTAGACTTGACGTTATCACCATGTAGCGTATTGCCTGTCATAGTGCCACCAGCTTTAGGCAATGCAGCGTCAGCAGTTACAGTAGTTGAACTTAAGATAGCATCTCTAGTGGCTATGTCTACACCATCAACAGTAGAGGTAGTAGTGATAGCACCAGTGAATGCAGCGCCAGCTAGGTCAGCTTTAAGGTTAGCTTCTGTAGTCACAAAGGCTGTAGTAGCTAGTTGTGTAGTAGAAGTGTCTGCAGCCGCTGTAGGAGCCGCTGGTACGCCTGTGAACGTAGGGCTAGCTAAGTCAGCTTTAAGGTTAGCTTCTGTAGTCACAAAGGCTGTAGTAGCTACCTGAGTGGTTGAAGTGTCAGCAGCCGCTGTAGGAGCCACAGGGACACCAGTAAGTGCTGCGTTGTTAGCGTTAGCCTTAGTAGCACTGGCTACGGATATGGCATTAAACTCGTCATCTAACTCAGTACCACTTAAGGTCTTGAGTGGGTTACCTGTGGTTAAGGCATCCTTTGTTGCAAAGTTTGTAGCTTTAGTATAGTTAGACATTATTAAATTACCTTACCTTGTTTAGCATATATTGATAGTTTCTGTAGACTCAGCGCACCACCATTGATTTCAGCAGTAAAGCCCATCTGTAGTATGTTACCTGAACCTGAGGCTGCTGCCTGTTGGTCATTAATTAAGACTGAACCTGCGTACTCCGAAAGGTTATACTCAGCAACACCATACTCATAGATAAGTCCAGTCTCTAGTGTAAACGCATGAGAGTAGAAGATAGGGCTATAGTCATAACCGATCTTAAGTGCGAAGGTCTGACCCGTGGCACCTACTGTGGTAGCTGTTAGTCGCTTTACGATCTTATTTACGTTAGGCAGTCCTAAGTCAAAGAAGTTACTGTAGTAAGACATTTGATATTGTGTACCATTGTCTTGATAACCTATATACTTAGCTATGCCATTAGGCTGTGCAAATAGTATATCCTGACCTGACGATAGGAAAGCCTTAGGCGTGAGTGAGGGCCATACAGTTACCCGATAAGCTCCATTCTCTAGTGTCTTACGTGTGTCAAACACAAAGGTCTGTCTAGTGGTAGGAAAGGATAACAAGTAGAAAGCATGTGATGGTGAGTAGACAGCCTTAACATCCTCTAATACTTCGGACTCAATAGCTATATTGATATCATCACGTACATTCTTAGAGATGTCTCGCATAGGCTGAGATTTCTCTTGTACTGTTCGATTGAGTGAACGTACACCTGTGCGACTTAAGAATAAGATATCCTCACCAGAGTTCTGTACAGAGTCCCTAGCGATACAACCGACACCTTGGATAACTTCTGTTAACGTAAGTGAGGTAGTTGTCATTGAGGCTTGGAAGTTATTACCATCACCATAGATGATAATGTTATTCTTACAGAAGATAATTAGGAAGCCGTTATGGGCGCCTAAGGCTACTATCTCGTCCATACCTTGAGTAAGGACACTAGAGATATCTATTGAACCTGCTGTACCTGTATTCCAGTCAGTTCCATCTAATACGTCAGTGAACCATACTGTAGTCTTATTTGCGGTAGTATCTGCAGCCCATAAGCGTCCGTACGCTGCTAGAACTGTGTTCGCACTAGGGTAGCCTGTAGTAGCGCCTGTGTGTACAGCCATTGAGTCAAATACTGTTGAACCTGTCTCGTCACTATAGACCAAAGGAATGTAGTCACGTTGAAAGAAGAATTGATGGTCATTTAAAGTAGCTGATTGCCAGTTACCTACAGCTATAGTGTCTGTGGTAGTTGGTGTGACTGTGGTTAAGTCTACTGTGCCTTTGTAGAACTTATCAGCAGTCCATGATAGGCGTGTGTCTGTTCCTGTGATGTCCTTGAAGTCTGCCATGCCAAGTAAGTTAATACCTACGTTGTCATCTACTACAGTGTCTACGGACAATGACTGATAAGCCCATCCCTTACGGGCACTTAAGCGTCCTTGCTTGTCTATGATACAGTTGTCTGCGTGTTGTGCGTAACCATCCTCTAGCGAAACCCCTGAGTCTTGGGTGTTTAGACCGAAGAATGCAGGGGCAGCTATGGAGGCCGCTAGTAATGGTTTAGCCATGTTATGGTGCCTCCCAAATGAGTTCCTCTGGATGCTTACTTGCATCAATAGCAATAGCATTAGATAAGAAGTTGTTTGCCAAAGCCTTAGCTGAGACAGGTGACATACCTCCGTCTTCCCCACGCTCCTCAACAGCCATTGCGTAGGCTAGAGCTTGTACAGGTAAGAAGGGTATATCTAAGGTGTCTGCATCTAATAAGATGTTAGGTGAGCGTTTAGCTATGTTAACTACGAGACTAAAGACACCATCAGGCACTGGGTATAACTTGATCTTAGTGTCGCCATTAGAGTCTAAACCATCAAACGTATAGTAAGCTGGTGTGCCCTCAGGTGCTGTGTTGTTGTAGAAAGCATTGTCAAACCAGTCAGTCGTTTTATAGGTTATCCAATTGTTGCTGGTGTCATTGATAACATTAAAGACTGTTGAGTGATCACCTGAGGCTGTGATAGCGTAGCTAGAGGTGCTTGCTGATGTTGTTACTGTGATTGCCTGACGTAAGCTAGACCAGTTCCATGCACTTTCCACGGACTCTATAGCGTCATGTACCATTAGACCAATTAGCTTAGAATAGCTGTTTTCATCAATGGATGTAACCTCACGCTCCCTAAGGCGAATGAGTATATTATTAACTAATTGTAGGTATGTTTTCATTTGTCTGCCTTG